ACGTTCGTGGTAACGACTCACCTTATCAGCAAGGGTAGCTATAGCCTTCAATACTTCTTGATTTTCCATAATATCTCCTTGATTTATAATTTTTGGGTGAGATCTAATTTAAACATGTGTGCAAAATATATCAAGAAATCTTTTTATAATTGTTTTCTTGACTTTCTAAAATCACCAGGTAGTCCTAAAAAAGGTCTTGAGTCATACTTGTTATCTTTAAAAAAAGGTCCGTCTATGTCATTATAATGAAAAAAAACTTGACAGCATTCCTGCCCTGTAAATGGTTCTCTCCAATGTTCAAAGTCACATCCTTTATAAATTAACATATCACCTGGCTCTAAATCAATCTGAACACCTTTGTTTCCTTCTCCTCCAGTAGGATCTAAAAATAAAGGCCACTCATCTCCACCCAAATTTAAACTACACGATATCTCACAAGCAGGTCTGTCTCTGTGTCTTGTTAATACATCATTATTTTTATACATACGAAGATAGCTATATGTAGGAACTAAATTTAATTCAGTATTTTTAATTACTTTTGGTAAGAGTTTTTCTAATAAAGTCTCCATAACCAAATCACTGTAATGACAATAAGTGTCCATAAATAATTCTTCATTCTCCCAAGTTCCCCAGCTCATATCATTACTTGATAAATAATTTGATTTAAACATATGATTAACTACTTTTCTTTTATTACGAATATACTTGTAACAAAAATTAGTTAGCTCATCGGTTACTGCGTACCTAATTACATCATAACCTTTTGTATAAAAATTATTCAAGATTAATAGTCAGTGAAAGTTTAGGTGTGTTTTTGCTTACAACTTCATGATATGTATTTTTTGGAATAAAAAGCACAGATTGTGGTTCCATTGTTATTTCTTGTTCTTTTACTATCCAAGTTGTAGTTCCATATATCTGTTTTACTACAACGTCATAATCATGACGATGTTTATTAAAACTTGCTCTTCTGCCGGGTTTACCAAAATAAAAATTAGCACAAGCACATATTCCTAATTCTTTGTTTAAATAATTGTCAATGTCTCTAACTTGTTTATGTGTGTCCAATACATTAGGTATTAAAGTTGTAAAACCTAAATCATGATATTTTTTCCATTTATCAAAATCTAAATACACGCCATCTATGTATTGTGTATATATATCAACCATATCAAGAAGTCCTACTTGATTCATTATTCTAACCCCATGTGCAACAGCATCAGGATTAAGCATATTATATTTTGGATACCAACGTCTTTTCATTCTAAGTATTTCAAATATGTCCTCTTCTTTCAGATCAATATTATATGCGTGAAGCCACTGAACTATTTCTTTTTCGTGAGTTATAGGCTTATCTTCGTGAGTTACAGGTTCTTCATTTTTTTGACCTAGTGGCCAATTTGTTTTATCTAACATCGCTTTTTGTACTAATTCTTTCATTGTTACTCCAAATATAAATTAAATGAAACAGATCTTCTTTCTGTATTAGGTGTTCTAAACGGATATACAGTGTGTATTAACCAAGAAGGAAATAAAAAGAAATCACCTGGTTCAGGTAAAATTACATATTGATGTAAATTTAAATGATTTGGATTGCCAGAAATAAAAGCAATTTTAGAACAGGTTTTTGTATGATCTTCATTTTCTATTGTTGGATTCATGTCTGGCATTTTTACATAACATACTCCTGATAGATAACCGTCATGCATATGTGCTGGATTAAAATCACCATTCCATTGAGAAACTATCCAAGCAGATCCTAAATTAATTTTACTAAAAGGATGTTTTTTGTTTTCTTCTTTTACTCTGTCATTAAAAAAAGCACTAACAGATTCATCATTTAAATATAACTCTGTTTGCTCTGTTATAAAATTAGAAAAAGGTTTTGCTTCGAGTGTTGTTAGCCAATTGTTTTCAAACCTAACTTCTTTTTGCACGTTACCTGCTAAATGATCTGACCAATCATATTTTTTAGAAAGAACAGGATCGTTTAAATGATGATCAGTTTTTTTAATTAACAACTGTAAAACATCATCAGGCATTTTGGATCTTAAAAGAGAAGGACCAAATGGTCTCAATATTTGTGTATTACTCATAATTATTTTTTCTTTAAAGGTATATAATTAAAATGAGACATACCCATATAGTAATGTAAATCCTGTGTTCTCAAATAAGGCAATGTCGGTAATTTTTGTTTTATTTTATCGTAAGTGTCCATTAAATCCTTTCCTTGTAAAGTTTCATAAGTCAATAACATTTCTAAAGGCCAGAACCATAAAAATTTATGTTCTATCATTTGTATATCATTTTTAACTAAATCTAAAAAATCAACTACTTCCATTTCAAATGGCTCTCTATTGTAGTAGTGATCAAGAAGTAATACATCACACTTTGTACCAAATTGTAAATTTTCGTTTTGAATCATATTAACACCGCCCCATAGGTCGTTATTATATTTTTCATGATAATCTATTACTTCAAAACTAGATTCTATAATAGTAACTTCTCTTGTCTGTGGCTTGTGCCTTAACCAATTAGGTATGTCGCCTAAACCAAAACCAGAAATAATTGTTGTACCAAAAGCTAAATCTGTCATAGCCATGTAAGAAAAACATTTAACAAAAAATCTATCTACTGTTCTTAGTTCTTTTTTATTTTTATAAAGAGACCAAGCACCTGTTTCTTTGTCGTGTTTTACTTCTATATTACCTTTTTTAAATTTGTTAAAATTAGGTTTTTCAAAATCATATCTTTGTAGTAATTTTAAATGTTTATCTTTCATATTATTTCCATTCTGGTCCAACGACCCATCCAACTAAACTTCTTCTTACTCCACTTGTTACTTCTGTAACTCTGTGTCTAGTACGAGAATCAAAAAATATTATAGAGCCTTGTTCTTTTGTCCCTGTAAAAGTTCCGTCACCTGAATCAATTTGTAGTTCGCCACCTTCATACTCATTGGAAGGAGTTAATTGTACAACAAAAGATAATTTTCTTACAAGGTTATTATTTTTTAAAATGTTGTCATCAATAACTTGTTTTGGATCACCCCAGGGCTGACTCCCTGTGCTTGTTTCAATTGTAAATTCAGTACCTCCATCAGTATGCCAATTATAAAAAGAACCTTTTTCATACACTGTGTATTGCATTTTATGGTTTTCTATACATGTTATATCAAAATGAAAGTTATGATTATTTGCTAATGTTATGTAATGCCATAAAAAACCACCCATCCAATGTATAGAAGGTATCCAACAGTTTTTTGACTTACGCCATAATTCTTTTGTATTTGTATCAGAATTTATAATATTGTTTTCGTCTCCTCCTAAAATAGTTGAGTCATCAATAACTTCATTAAATTTAAATAAATCACGTATACCAATAGACATAATTTCATCAGGAATTTTACTGTTAAACCAGAATATTTTTTTACTCATAATTTCTACTTTTTGTATTTTTAGTATATCATACAAAACGTTTTATGAAAAACACAAATTTATTAAATTACTTAAAAAGTCTTAAATACATGCCAGTAAATTTACCAAATTGTTTTGTGCATTATGGGAATATAAAATCTCTATGTATAGCACCAAAATCTTCAGCTTTTGTTTCTAATGGGATAATAGAAATATTTACTAATGATGAAAAACATATAACTAAAGATTGGAGCAGGCACGTGATTGAATTAACTGCAGAAAGTGCAGAGTTAAAAAACGAAACAAATAAAAAGATTTTTGCAATTCTACAAGAGTCTGTTCTTCTTCCTGATAATTATACCGATATTATTTTTAGTTTAAAAAACTAAGCTTTGTCTGCATCAGTTGCAGTAAATTCTACCCAACCTTTTGAGTTATCACCTTGATAAAGAGTTTCGTCCCAAGTATAGGATTTATTTTCTCCAGCATCACTAGGCTCATCAATAGGAGCTACCCAATCATGATCACTGTTTAAAGTCCATGAAGCATGGGGTTTTGGTGGTATAAAAACATTGTTTGTTGAATCATAGGTACCTCCAAGTTGAGCATATCTTTTTCTAATATTATTATTATAAGAAGTTTGTTTCCAATTAGAATGTCCTGTTAAATCAGTTAAAAAAGCAATTCCAACAGCTTCACTTTCATTGTTACTTTCATCTAAACAATCTGAATCCATTACCACTTCTATTGATAGTACAACATTGTTTTCATCTAATTTTGCAAAATGTGCCATTACTGATATTTGTACCTAATTTTAACTATGCCTGAACCACCTGCACCAGCATTCCATTGACCAGGGTTTCCTCCGAATGATGAAACTCCTCCACCACCTCCGCCTGTGTTAGACGAACCTGATTGAGCGTTACCTGCATTGTCATTAATACCTTGTCGTGAATTTCCTCCACCGCCAGAGCCTCCAGAACCATTACCGTTTGCAAACCCTGAACCGCCGCCACCACCAGCGTATGTTGTGCCATCATCCCATGATGCACCGTCACCACCTTGTTGAGCTCCGTCATTATTACCAGCTTCGCCTTTGCCGCCGCCTCCGCCGCCGCCTCCACGATTTTCACTGCCGGATTGCCAAATTCCAGAGCCACCAGCATTACCTTGATTTGAATCTGTTGTTGAACCACCACCATGACCACCCTGATTCCATCCAGCGCCACCGCCACCAGATCCACCAGAAGCACCATTTCTGTTTTGATTATTTCCGCCTCTTCCTCCGCCAGTAGCAGTTAAACTTCCTGCTGCAAAAGTAGAGTTACTACCATTTCCTCCTAATTTTGTTGAAGGAGAATATGTTCCTGCAGATCCACCGCCGCCAATAGTAACACCAAAAGAACCTGTAGTTGGACTATTATTTGTAGTTACAAGCATACCACCTGCACCACCTCCACCATTTCCAGTTTGCCAATCTCCAGATGAAGATCCACCAGCACCACCAGCTACTACAATATAGTTAAAGCCTTGATTTCCAGCAGTTGTAACTGAAAAAGTTCCGTTACCTGTAAATGTGTGAAATTTAAAGTCTCCTGAAGTGCTAGTACTACCACCAGTTGCAGCCATAAAGACTATGTTTTCTGTGCCATAAAATTTTGACATAGCGATTGTACCTGATGAAGGAACTGCTCCATTTGTACCTGAAGCTGTTGCAGGAACAAGTCCTCCTCCAGCATAATATTCACTTAGTCCGATTGGATTTGTGCCGCCAAACTCTGTCTGTAAAGCAGAGAAAGCAAGAGCACCTGAAGTTGGTATAGCCACTCTTAACCTCCTAGTTTATCAACTTTTGTTTTTAACTCTTTAATTGCTTCAATTAAAATACCCACCATATTTCCGTAAGCAACCGATAAGTATTCTTGCTTATCATGTACTACTTCAGGAAGATGAGGTTGAACTTCTTGTGCGATAACACCCGTGCCATTCACACCCTCTCTTTTGAAAGTTACACCTCTCATTTGAGAAACTTTTTCTAGTGCGTCTTCAATTGTTTTAATATCTGTTTTAAGTCTTTCATCAGAGAAAGCTGTTACATCATTATTAAATGTTGCTGCACCAGCACCTGACATATCAAGTGTTAAGGCTGTAATACCAGAGCCACCGTCATTGCCTTTAAATATAATATCTTTATCTGAAACTATAGATTCCATAACAAAATCAGAAGATGAATTACTTAATGATCCTACATGAGTACCAGCATCAGAAATTTTTACATCTCCTCCGTCAGCATCTAAAACAATATCACCAGCAACATCTAAAGTTAAATCTCCAGATGATAAATCAATCTCTGTGCCATCTATTGTAATGTTGTCAACTTGAAAACCACCAGTACCAGCAATAACTTTATCATTAAAGTATGCTGCACCACCATCAGAGTTGTCTAATGTTAAAGCAGTAATAGCTGATCCGCCATCGTCACCTTTAAATACAATATCTTTATCTTGCACACCTGAAGTAATTACAAAATCACTAGAGGAGTTTGTAAAGTTACCTACACCTGTGCCTGCAATAGAAAATTCAATTCTATCATCAGTAGAATTAACAATCTTAGTATCGCCGTCTGCGTCTAATACTAAATCTTTACCGTTAATATCAACAGTTCCATCAGCTAAGAAAGAACCACCAAACTGACCTCCTGAAGCAAAAACATCATACCAGCTAGTACCATCTGTTGCTACTAATCTAGTAGCGCCATTTGCAATAGATAATGTGTTGCCAGAAGCTCCTAGTCTTACAGTCATAGCGTAAGGCCCTGAAGATCCTGAATCAGTTGTTGCGTTAGTAATTAAATAAATTTTTTGAGTAGCTGGGAATTGTGCTATTCTTACTGCACCATGTGCACCCGTTAATCTTATGTGAGCATTTCTTGCTTGGTTATTAGCTTGTGATTGCGGTCCGTCAGCATTTGTAAGTGTTGTAACAGCATTATCGCCACACGCTACATTTACTACACCAGCAATACTAAACTCTAATGATTGCGAAAAGTTGTTGTTGGTAATAGTTCCCCAAGTTCCCGAATTCTCTCCAGAACCTTGAAGCTCTATTCTCAAACTTGTTGAATAAGTTGACGCCATTGTTTTATCTCCTATTTAAAGTTTTAGTTATTATTTGAAAGTTTGTCAAAACTTTTATGCAGCTTTATGAACTTCGGTCCAACTTATTGCGCTGTTTGAGTCATCTACTTCGGTCCAGAATGTCCCTTTTAAATTACCCGTACTACTTGTAGCAGAAACTCCAGTAGGTGTAAAGTCTGCACTTATTATTACAGTAGAAGTACCTATTGCGCTTGTTATTTCAACCGAAGGAGCTTCATAGCTGGTTTCCTGTGTTTCTTCACCTAAAGAAAGAGTTAATCCAATACCTGTTACTGCAGTTATTGCTCCAGCACTAGGAGTCACATCACCAACAGAACTTGTTAATCCATTTGCTGTAAATCGATTTGCATCTTGAGCAGGAGTATTTGCCGTTCCTCCCATAGCAGAATGTTGAGTACAATAATAATATAAAGTAGGTGCACCGCTAGCTACGGTTATTTGAGTGTACGCTCCTGCATACCCTGGAGTCCCGCTTACAGTGACACCAGTTGTATATTCTTGGCCTCCTGCATGCGTACCATTCGGTGTCTCACTAAATCTAAATGGGTGCCCATTATTTGTGTAGTCTGATTGATCAAATCTATAAGTATTTCCCTCTGCTAACTCTAAGGTATCTTGTTGAATACCATCAACAACATATTTATTGCCACTAGATGTACTTACAACAGTTACAGTTTTTGTAACAAATCCTCCTGCACCAACAACATTTACATCTATCTCAATTCCTTCAGAGCCAAGACTACTTGTTAATCCATTACCTGTTGCTGATACAATTGCATTTGCAGTAATTGTACTTGTTCCAAGTGATGGTGTTATTACTTGAGAAGCAACGTCAATTGTTTGTGGTAATGTTCCTAATGTTATATTTAATTCTGGTTCTGAAGCTGCAACAATAGTTAATGTTGAGTCTCCTGATATTGAGAAAGTTCCTAACGAAGAAGTAGCTTGTACACCACTTGCTTGAGCAAAACCTCCAAGAACACCAGCATTTGATTGAAGTCCTGCTGCTGTAATTGTTGGATTAACACTTCCTGTAAATCCTGTTAGATTAGTTTCTGATGTTAAGCTATTACCAGATAAAGAATATTCACTTTCTAATATATTCCAAAGATTATCACCCCAACCAATTATTTCTTCTGTAACTTGATTAGCTCCTCTGTTCCAACCTGATTGACGTACTCCTGAAGCAGACTCATCACCTACTTGAGCAGTCAGTCCTATACCTGTAACTGTGAAACCAGAGGATCCCGTTTCAGTGGCTTCACCTAATGAAGGTGTAATTACATTACCTGTAGCAGTGGCTTCCGCTACTCCTGTAGCTACAGCCGTTCCTAAAGCCGAAGTTGCAGATACTCCTGAAGGAGCAATAGCAGAAGCTCCCGAAGTAGTAACAGAACCTACGGCGGATGTTGAACCAACACCAGATAATCCATTACTTGTTGTTAAAATAAAGTCGCCATTATTCCATGACGAAGCATCCCATCCTAATGGAATTGTTGTGCCTACACCTCTATTCCACCCAGTAAGCAACTGATTGTCAACAATCGTCGGATTAGGCATTGTGCCTAATGATGACGTTACTGCATTACCAGTAGCTGCATACTCATTTGCTTGAGCAGCATCTCCTATACTAGATGTAAGTTGATTTCCTGTAACCCCAAAAATATTGGTAGTTACTGTGCTTACGGAACCAACTGTTGAAGTGAGACCATTACCTGTAGCGGTAACGGGTGCGAAGGTATTCCATGCACCCGAATTCCAGGTCTGTCGGCCCCATCCTTGGATAGTGGCCATAATTTATCTCCTATGCGATCCTTAGAATTGCTGCTGTTGCTTCAGCTGCAGGGAACGTAATTGTAAATGTTCCTGAAGTAGAAGTTTTAACTGCACCGAAATCCAGTACACAAACAGATGCATTGGTTGTCAAACCAGATACAGTTGAACTATTATAAATTACAGCAGCTTGTGCTGAAATAGTTGCACTTGTAAATGAAATGTCAGAAAAATCACAAACAGCCGCATCACCAGATAAGGTAGGTGTTACAGATGTTAGTGCTCCTCCGCCTTCAGAGTAAGTACCTGAGTTTGCTACTTCATCAGTTTGTTGAAAAGCAGTTGTTGATTTGCTTAAAGTAGCTTCGTTGTCGTATAATGCTAGTTTAAAAGCGTTCCCTGTCGTTGCCGTAAAATTGTGTAGGCCTTTCAGGATCTCCACTTTAAAACTGTTACATACAGCTTGAGTAATTGCCATAATAATCTCCTATGGGTTCCTTGATTCGAGAGGGATACGAATAACGCCGTCCCGAAATTCGTCTCTACGATCACGCCCCATCTCATATGTGGCTAAAGATTGTACAGACTGATTATACATTTTGTCGTAGTATTGTATCATATCTGCTGGACCTTTCAAGTATCCAAGTGCTTCTAAAATACAACCATACAACAGCACGTTTGGAGCGTTTTGACTTAACCAAGTAGATGTATTTGTACTTGATAAGCCAGTTGGCTTGTACGTGTATGCGAGCTCTACAGTTAATGCAGCGTTCGGGGTTGGCGCTAGATAGTGTGTATCCTGGTCCCACATCGCATAATATTTTGGCGTGCCGGCTCCAGCAGACGTTCTATCTGGTGCATATTCATTCATAAACGAAATATCCTTTTGTATCAAGAAAGTTCGATCATCATTAGAATCTATTAGTTGTATTGATCTTGTTGCTTCCCAATCTCCAGGTAAAGGTAAAAAAGGATTATTCGCTGAAAGTGTTGCTGTGTCATATTTTCTATAATAATTTAAATCTACTGTTCTTCTTACCTTATCTTCAACGGATTCTATAAAAGGTTGAATAATAGCATTAGAAAGAACTGCTGTGCTAGTTTCTGTGTAGTTTCTTACGTTATCTGTTAAATCTGAATAATCGGTCATGAAGCACTCACTGTAACATTACCTACGCCAGAATTCAACTGTGTAGGTTTATTTGGTTGTTGAACACTTAAAGGCATCATGCTTTTTTGTGTAGATACATAAGACACTCCATTTGCATAAAAATTAGTTACTGGCATATCTAATGTTTGAAATTGATTTACTGTCAAACCAAATCCCTCACCGTCATAAGCAGCGTCTCCAGAAGTTGGTTTAACAACTGTTCTTCCTCCGTTTATAGGACCAGTAGCACCACCAACAAAAACTCTTGAATCTTTTCTTTGAGCTCTTGCATATTGTAACGATTGTGGATCTGTGACAATTGGTAAAGGTTCTAACTGAGGATGTTTTGGTTCATACTCACTTATATGTACCCAAATACCTGTCCATTCCTGAACCATTTCATTATAAGGAAAAGCCATACCAGATCTATCTGATATGCGTTTCGCAAACTTACCAGATGCGTATTTTCCCATTTAAGCTCCAGGTAAATAAGTTTTAGGAGTTAAAAATAAACTTGTTCTTTCACCATCTTGATCAGCTGCTCTTTGAAATTCATCTTCATAAATTTGTTTTAAAATCTGAATTCTATCTGGCGCTTTTTTCATAGCTATGTAATAAGCTAAACCGGCAGTCAAACATGGAAGAAAACGAAATGGAATCTCAGCATTATTTGTGTAAGCCCCCGAGTCCTTCATCCGAACTAAAGCATAGTATACTAGAGTGTAAGTGGTATCTGCTGCAGGATACAGAAATAGTTTTGGGTTTATCGTACGTTCGAAGTAGTATTGACTTGGTCTTCCGCTGGTTGTTTTAACAGTATAATTTAAATATGTAGAACGACTTATTGATGTTGTTGAAAATTCATTGTTACTTGAATCACGAATCACGACATCTGTAATATCTATTATTTGTTGAGCTGCTTCAGCTCCTGAACCAAATAAATCTGTTCCAGATAATTCTGTTGTAGTAGCAGCTAAAGTTTTTTCTTGTTTTTGAATTGTCCAAAGATTTAATCCTCTGTTAGCCCATTCAGCTAACATAAGATTTATAGAACGCCTAGCGGTCTTTATATCGTATCCACTACGAGTTTGAAGACCGCAACGTTCGAAAGCTTCTTCTGCTATATCATCTATAGACAGATCGAAGTTTGCTGTTGAAGAATAAGTTGGCATCTATTTTTTCTTTACAGACTTTTTCTTACCTTTTTTTACTTTTTTCTTTTTTCCCTTCATGACTTT